TAATATTTCCATTTGACGTTTGTGTCGTCATTGTAATATTATATTCGACATTACCTGTAGCTGCGTCTACACTCATAGCGCCGGTACCAATATTAGTAAATACCTGCCATGTTGTGCCATCATAAATTAAGTCAATAGTTACATCATTAACATCAACGATTAGATCTTCAGCATCGCCTTCAATAGTAGAACCATTGCGAGCTAATGTTAAGTTATTTGTTTCCCAATTATCACCAATAAACTTAATGTAATCACCTTGTGTGGGTGTAGATGGTAAAGTTAATGTGATAGCGCTTGATGAACAATCAGCATAATAGAAATTCCCTGCAGTAATACCTTGGCTTGTAGCTACGATAATTGGATCACCAATACCGCCGCCACTACCTGTTGAAGCGGTAGAAATAACGTTAGTAAATACTTGCCATGTTGATCCGTCGTAAATAAATTCTACAGTACTATCTTCAATATCAAGTTCTAAGTCTTGAGCTAATCCTTCGATTGTATTACCATTACGTAATACTGTAACTGAATTTAGTGACCAACTTTTACCTGCAAGTTTAATTACGTCACCTGCATCTGGTAAAGTTGGTAGCGTTATGTTAAATGGACCACTGCTTGAGTCAGTGAAGTAAAATCCTTCAGCTGCAGCATTAGTATTTGAATTCACAACCGTAGCAGCTAGGCCTCCGCCTCCACCAATCAATCCCCAGATAGATCCATCATAACCTTCAAACTCTCCAAGGTCAGTGTTAAATCTAAACATACCTTCGGCAGGTGTAGGTCTTACAGCAGTGTTACCTACTGGAACTACAAGAGTACCTGACGGGAATGAAAGGTGATCGTTAAATTCTGTATTGCCAGAAAATGTTGCAGTAGCACCTGAGATGTTGGCTGGACTTAATGTGCCAGTCATAGATACGTTACCGGTAATTGTGTCTGTAAATTCTACATTGCCAGTAAAGGATGAAAGTCCAGTTGTAGTAAGTTGTCCACTAATGTTAGTATTACCAGAATCTAAATTCGTACGCAATGTTGTAATGGATAGGTTACTTGTAGCACCATTGAATACTGATTCGCTAGATACGGTAAGAGTGGTTGAGCCTGATACGTTAACTGCTGCTGCTGTAAATGATACGTCTGAACTGATGTTAAAGGATGATGCGCCATTTGCATCTCCACCTCGAAGTTCTGTACCTGTGAAAATAGTATCAGCACTAAATACGCCGGTAATATCAACGTTACCTGTATTAGTTCCGTCTATTGAAACGACTGTAGATCCCATGTCACCAATCATATCGTTGGTGCGGTTCAGCCACGTTTCAAATGTGTTGTTTGCTGGATTTATTTCTGCTCCAACGTAAGTGAGAATAGCCATTATTGAGTCCTATCCATTAATAATACTACAAGTTGTTTTAATTCTTTTATATCTTCTTTAATACTATTTATCTCTTCACACATCTCCTTTGCGGAGTTAAGCTGAAGTTTAGTAGCTTTATATTTAAGATACTGCTCTCTATTTCTATTTATTAGAGCGTTCGAGGCAGTATCTCGTTTATATTCTTTTGTTACTAAATCCATCATACTAGTGCTAGTGCCCTTAGATCTTTTATTCTTGGTACAACGTTATGAGTATTAGCTAGGAATACTACTTTAATTGCAAAGAATTTAAAGTCGTTATGTACACCACCTTCACTATCGAGATAAGTAAATACACCATTATCAATGTAAGCACCATCGCCTTGAGCTTGAATTGCATCACCAAGATTATATTCAATCTCTTTAAAGTCGTAACGATTACTTACAGTACTGAATGAGTCAGTTTCTTCTTTCTTTTCAAGCTTAGTCCAATAGAGATCATCGTCAAAATCACCGACATCATACGCCGATTGGAACTTAGCCCAAACTTCAATGTCAGTACCAGCTGGACGATAAGCTGTAAGAAGTACTCTCATATCTTCAGCATCGAGACCTTCAGCTAACTCTACTTTACGTGTAAGGTATTTAGCAATTGCATTACCATTTTTTGTTTTCTCATTTGTCGTGTCAGTATTAATAAAGTATTCGTACATAGTAATGTTTGAAAGCGCATAATCAACAAACGGTGAAGAGTCAGAAGTTTGAGAGTTCAATTGAACTGTCATCTCAAACGAATTCGCTCCAGAATCTTCATTAATCTCATTTGATCTACTCTTAATATAAGTAGATGTACCAATGAGATAATTGTTATCGTTAAAGTCAAACTGCTTAGAGTAAGAACCAGCAGCGCTATATAATCTATTTGCAGTTAAGCTAGTTGAAGTGTATGTATAATTGTTTCTAAATACGTTAGGCTGAGTATAGCTCATAGGCAAATCGTGTACTTCTAACACCGAGCCTTGAGCGCCTGAAACAGCGCCATATAATACATCGTTATTTGCAAATGTCAATCCAGTTTTTGCAGATGAGTTATCTAAGATTAGCAATCGAGGCTCAATTGTATTGTAATAAGAAACTGTACCAGTCACTGTCTTAAAGTGTTCACCTGTTGAGTTTGCGGTAGGAATGTCGCTTACAATTAAGTGAGAGTTATTTGCCACCGAAGCAATCTCTAATACTTCTGGATTAGTGTCAGCATTAACAACAATATGTTCACCTGCTGTATACTCACTTTGGAATGCAGTACCAGTACCTACGATTGTAGTGTTACCCGCAATAACGTCAACATTACCAGTTAAATAAACTCCACCAGTGTCAACGTATACCTTTTCACCTTCTTCAAATCTACCGGCTGTAGCAGTATCAATTTTTAAGAATTCATTACTTGGGTTAGTAAGTGTTATAGAACCTTGAGTTGAAGTAAAGTTATTACGATAAATCGTAAACTTAAGGTTTTCATCTTGATAAGCAGTCCAAGCTCTATTGTTTGTAGATGTAAATAGTGTACCACCATTTGTATCCATATTCACAGTAAGATCGGTGTCGACGTCAGTTTCACCGGTACGTGAAATCCAAACTCGGTATGCCGGATCATTAGCATCTGGTAAAATAACAATAGCATATTCTAATCCAGTTCTTAATGCAAGAGGTGCATCGAACCTAACATTAGTAGGAGTAAGAGCATTTTGGTCATTAGCATTTACGTCTGCTGCATCAACATGGATCCTACCAAATGGAATTACCGCGCCAGCTGGATATCCATTTTGCGTTTCACGAATCTCCATAGTAAAGCCATTCGTATCACTTTTTGATGAGAAATATAAATCAATTGAATCTAAATAAACTACGCTATCTGCTGAAAGCTGTTCGTCTAAAATAAACGTTTGTGCAATTGGATCCCAATTGCGATCGCGGCGCGGACGCGTTACTGATGTTACACTAGTTTGAGTAGTATTCTGTACGTCAGTATCAACAAAGAAATCTGGCATTCTTGTAGTAGACGTCAATGTAGCCTTTGTTACCGACACGTTAAAGCCATGATAAACAACTTCTGCAATTGAAGAAGCGCTTTCAATGTCGCCGTATAGACTTACGTCTGCTACTTCGAGTACTCTATCACCAACAAAGAATGTTTCTGCTGGAATTCTAAAGATTGCATATAGCTCACCAGAAGCATTTGTTTTAATAACATTTGATGCTGAGAATACGCCATTGCTTATAAGCTGAGTACTATTACCAGGCGTTGGAATTGCTGGCGCGATATGCGCATTCACGTCAATTTCGTCAAAGTAGAAGTAATGGCGAGTGTTAGGTCTTAATCCAAAGATTCGAATTTGAATATCACGTGATCTCATAAATGGATTAAAGTTAACATCAGTAACAAAGTCACCAATTGCTTGTGTTACATTGCGACTAGTTGATGCTAATGTATTTGTAATAGTTTGTAGGTTAGTAGTTGTGGTTGTAGTTGTTGTACGACCTCTTGTCACTGCACTCGAGTTAGTACCAGTAACAGTTGTAGCACTATTTTGTAATGGTACAAATTCTTGAAGTGTGTCAACAAAATCCATAAATGGAGTTTCTAAGTCAATTGTAAAGTTAATATCTGGTGCACGAGTAACGTCAGTTGTTGTGTCATTCTGTGGCACAATAAACATCGAACCATTAAACTTCCAGAAACCAGTTGTACACGATCTCGTGTTAGTGGCAGTAAATTGTTCAATCACTGGAGAAGTATTACTAGTAAGTGTTACGGCTTCGCCATAATCTGTTACACCAGTAGAACTTACAACTTCTAAATCAAATGGATATGCTCTAATCTTAGGTTGAATATCATTACGTGAAGTGTCGATACTTGCACCAAATTCTGGATCTGTTACTTCAGCAAAGCTTAAGTTATCGAAGTTGTCGACCAAAATACCACTCTTAAATCTGTCAAGTCCATTTTCATCGAGGATACTAAGATCAGTTGCCGATTGCTCAAGCAATGTAAGTGAAGTATATATTTCTAGGTTTCTTAGACGTAAATCAAATTGTGCAATATCTTTGAACGTATAATTTTTAGCATTTCTTTCACGTCTTAAATATACAGCAGAATCTTGTCTATCTACTCGAGAAGCTTGGCCAATTGGTAACGATGGGAATGGCGAAACAATAATGTTGGCCAATGTCATTGTTTTAGGAACGTCGGCAGGTGGGATAGGATCATTAGCTGGAGCGCCAGTGATGATATTAAATACACCTTTATCGTCAAGGATAAGCTTATCGATACGACCTAGATAATAATCATACGTTGTTTCTAAAGTAGCATTTGGCTTTGGGAAGTAAAAATCAACTGTACCAAAATCTGTTGTGTTTGCTGGGTTTTCGGTTGCGCCACCAATAGTGCTTGAGTATGCTGCTGTAGCTGCGGTATATGGTCTAAAGTCAATAACGTTTCTCAGATTTACTTTTTTACCAGCTTCATTCATATAAATTGGAATGTTTTCAGTTCTGATCTTATTCGCTGGTAGTGGTTCAGTTACATCATCAACTGGATAACTGTCAACACTAAAGAAAGTATTAATTGAATTTGTTTTACGGAATACTTTTGCTTTAACTAAGAATTTATCTCCACTTGTAATAGTGAATCCTGAGTCAGCTAAAATATATGACAATCCATAGAATGCATCTCTTTGGTTTGTATTTAAGCTAAAGCTATTCTTTACATCTGTGCCAGATTCGCTATAAGCAGCGTTAGCACCCACTTCCCATATACCTTCAATAGAATACACGTCGGGAACACCTAAGCTATACGTACCAGATGTACCATTAGCGTGAGTTGCTGTGTCAATCGTAATGTAAATTTCTTCTAGGTTTTTATTATTAACTTCAGTTACAAATCTCTTTGCGTTATAATAACCAGCACATGTCATAGCAGCTGTTGGATGATCAGCCGGATCAAAGAAAGTAATTGTTAACTGATTAGCAGAAGTTACTGCTACTGTTACTGTATTACCTGAGATGTCAATGTGATCGCCAATTGTATATGGTGCTTGAGTCTCAAGTGATGTAAGAATAATATCTTTCTTTTGAGTTTCATTCAATGTAGTTGCTACACTGTATGGGAAAATGTCAGATCCTGGAAGTGTGATTGTAAGTACACCACCGCTTGACATTTCTAATGAGTTATTAGCTGCGCGGTAAGTATAGTCTGTAGCCGAAAGATCAATTTCTTTCATAGCATTTCGACCAGTTTCAAAGATAGCAGATCTAAATCCAACTTCTTTCAATACAGCATTATTTGCGCTATTTAATACAATGCTTGCTTCCGCCTGTGCAGCACTATTTTCAATTGATCTTACGTCAGAAAATGCTTGGTTAGCACTCATTTTTACATTAAACAAATAAGCCCTGTACAATCCGCCTTCGGTTTGGTATAATGATCTTATATTAGCAGTACCAATAGTAACAGCTGATCCATTTACTAAATCGATTTGTTCGAATGTATTAATGTCGAAGTAACCTTTTGGTGCTTGTACATCTACGTATTGACCATAGTTTGTAGCAATATCCTGAGATGTAGCAGTGTCGGTTGTAGTTGCTCTCTCAAAAGATTCTTGAATACTATTATATAGTTGTACTCTACGTCCTTCAACGTATGCAACACCCGCTCCAATACTTACAGCTAATTCGTTATTTGCTGCGTTACGAGCTTCACCAATTTTAAGTGAATATGGTTCTACAATAAAGTTACCAAATTGCTCAGCATCCCTTGCAAACATTAGATTTTCGAGAGCGCTATATTGAGTTGTAAGTCTACGTCTTACGACATTTCCATTTTCATATTCTTGAAGTGTAAAGAAGTTTTGATCAGCTTTTGCTTCGGCGATTGTACGAGTTACAAGCTTGGGAATAAGCTTAATACGATCAGCACCGGGAGCGTTATAGTTATTGAAACCATTTGCGTTATCTAGCAGCTGAGTATCTGCATCACTATTAATGATTTCTTCTTTTGTTTCAAATCCTATTACAACTTTGTTAGGCACATTGTCATATTTTGACACGATAGTAATATCATCATCAAAGCGTACAAAGTGTCCTTTTTGAAATATGATACCATCGCCACAGCGTACACCGTAACCATTACCAATTGGTGCTGGATCAGCAGTACCAGCAACAGTAATAGTAGTAACCAATTCATCGTCTGAATTACGAATCTGAAGGTTTTCTGTTGAGTTAAATACTTTGTCGCCGTTGTCGTTTGTATTAATATATTTTACATACAAAGTGTTTAAGTTTGGGCTTTGTGTTTCAAGTCCAACAATTGCATCTACAATAATACCTTTAAGTCCAGTAACTGTACCTACCGCAGTAAATCCAATAAAGTTAGTTACGTTAACTGCTTCGTTAGCAGTGTTGTTATCTGATACTTTAACATATGGTAGAGGATTTTCTTCTACAAAGTTACCACCCTTTACGATAGTACCTTCTTGCAAAACATTCGTACCAAATCTTTCGATCTGGTTTTGAAGAATTGTTTGAAGCTGAGTTAACTCGCGAGCTTGTACAGCAACAGCGGGTTTAAACAAAACTCTGTGAAAGTTGTCTTGCTCGTTAAAATCGTCAAAGTATGGTGTGACGTTAAAGTCGGTGGTTAAACCCATCTTCTACCTCTTAGAATCCAATAATTATTTTAGTTCGTTCTGTTCTGCCGTCAGCTCTTGTAATAGGTTCGATGTTTTGTACAAACATTGCTTCGCCTGAGCCTTTAATCATATCTGGTTGTGTAATAGTATTTATAACAGCACGAGTACCTGATGTCTGACCAACTATAACTGATGTGGTAGAAACTAGGAAATTACCTTGTACGTTAATTGCGCGAATAGTTCCGGAATCATATTGGTGTACTACCGCTGACGCATTTGTATTTTGTTGAATAATAGTTTCATCTTTTTGGAATCCAGCACCAAATGTAAGTGATGTATCTAAAACTAATCTTTGGTCAAATGTGTCGTTATTATCTAAAATAGATGATACCGTAAATTCTGTATTACCAACAGTAATAGCGTCTGTTGCGTTAAACACTCCACTTACTGTACTGAGAGTAATTACATTATTTGCTACATCAATGTCAGTAATAGTTCCAGTAGCATTTGTATTACTTTGTAAGATTACGTCATTTTCATTTAAACCTACCGAAGTATTTAATTGAATCTGCGCATCTTTAAATGTTGGATCTTTCATAATGCCAAAGCTACGATAATCATTATTTGCTGTAGGTAATTCGTTACCTGCAAAGTCTACTGAGATTCCAACTAAGTGTCCATATAATTCTTTTTGAGGATCTGAGCCATGACCACCAATTGGCGAAATAATTGGTCTAGCAGAACCAGGACTAAATGCATTTGTATCGAATCCTGCGGTGTTAGCAACAATAGTTGCTGTAGCCTGAGTATAACCCGTACCGCGATCAATAATTTCTACACGCTCAATAATACCACTCGTTTCATTAATCACCGCGCGGCCTTGGAAACCTGTACCATCACCGGTCACAAGTACGTTAGGTGAGATTTCAAAGGTGTCGGTTGCTGCAATTGCTGGAGAAAAAGAAGCGTCAACAGTAATAAATCGTCGATTGTTTTCAACGCCATAAGATGTAATAGATCTCAGTTGGCCTTGTGCATTCCCAGAAGTTATGTAAATTGCTGAGTTAGTATAATATCCAGTTGGTGAAGCTAATTCGCCAGACTCACCCTGAATATACATTTTACGTGGATTACCACCAATGTTAATTTGTGAAATACTACCTTCAATAAAGTTATCGTATCCAGCTCCAGCAACATCAACACGTACACATTCAATACCACCAGCAATTGCGTTATTTGCAATTTCAGCATCTACTTCGATGGGGAAATATTTTGATGTAGCGAATTTGTCGAATGAATTACCAGAAATAGTATACATTAACTTCCAAACATAGTTATCGGAAGTACGATAGAAATCGTCGTTTGGAGATGTTTCAGATCTAATAGGTTTAACCAACGATATTGCGTCGTTATCGTTATCAATACATTTGAAAACGCTTACTTCATCACCATCTCGAGTTACGACATAAAAATTCTGATCGTCTAGATTGTCGTTTAAATCATCGTAGATAGGATATACTTGTCCTGGTGTCCAAGATTTATTTTTAATCATAATACGAGTATCGTCATCAGTAATATGCTTACCAAAAATCATACGCTCGTTAAGCTCAAGGAAAGTGTCGTTTAACGAGTCTCCTGGCTCTTCAACACCATTATCATCAAATGGAACTGTCCGCGCAACATAAAGAAAATAGTTGTTAGCGCTTAGCGAATCATAGAACATGTTCGCCATCAAAACTTTAAAATTATTTGTTAGTAGTTTCACGAATTATTTCCTTCTTAGTCGTCAAACACTACTTCAGTATCGTCAAATAGAACTTGACCGCCACCTATTGTATCGCCAATAATATTATTTATATCGGAATACGGATCTCTTATGAAGCCATATCCGAATTCAATTTCTACGATAACATTAGCATTACCATCACCTCCTGGGATAGTAACTTCAGGTACGCTATAGTAGCCTTCACCTTCGATGTTAACACTAAAGTCTACGATTCTACCATCGTCGTCAGTAATGATAGAAGCTTGTGCTGGTACTCTTGGTTCTGTATTTGCGTCTGGCCCACCACCAGTAATTTCAATTACCGCAGAGTTAGAATATCCAAATCCACTATTCGCAATTGTTACAGCATACTTAAATCTACCAACGCCAGACTGTTGACCATCAAGTTCAATATTTAAGAACGAAACGTCTGCTATGTTGTTGTCAGCAATAAATACGCCTGATGCAATAATCTTATTACCAAGTACGATAGACGAAGACTGAGTATATTCTATTTGTGGATCGGTTTGTACTTCAACTTTACCATATAGCTCAGTACCTGCAACGTGTACAAGGTCACGAACAATATCTTCATATTGTTCAAATGACAAGCTACTGATAACTTGGTATGAGTATTCTTGGTAGAATTTATTATCGTGCAAGAACTTATCATTAAGGTGAGCAGCTGTTCCTTTCCAGAATCCAGTACCTACACCTTGACGAGTTACTCTACCAGTACCGGTAGTAACTACAGCGTTATTAGCATTAATAAGTGTTACTTGTCTTCCATCAACATAACCATAACCAGAATCTGTAATCTCAATTTGTGAAACAACACCTTCAGCAAAGATAACCTGAGAACTAAACTCTGCGTTCTCACCCATTAACAATTGTCGAGTAGAATCACTGTTGACTTGAGTTACAACAGCTGTTGATTGTGAGTTAGCGCCTGTAAGTGTTTCGCCTATTTGGAAGTTATTAAAGAACGAAAGGTTTTTAATACTCACAGTATTGACGTCAAAATCTAATTCGCGTACTCTACCTTTAGCACCGCTTGTACCACCTTCGATAACTTCTCCAATTGCAAAAGTACCTGCTAAGTTTGCAACACTTAAAACAATATCTTCTACAATAAATTCTTGAATTTCTTCGTTAATGACTCGAACAAAAACACCGGTGTCATATTGTTCACCACTGTTTACATTTTTAATTGAAGAAATCTCACCAATTGTAATAGATCTTTCGCCAAGTGCATCGTTAATGACACCATCTAAACCAATTGTTGGATCTTTTGAAAATCCATAACCACTTTCTACACTAAATACTAAATTGGCGTTAGATCCACCCGCAATAGCATAATCAGGAATTGTATAGTATCCTTGGCCGGGATCACTTACTGTTACTCCAGTAATGGCACCACTACCATCAACTTGTATAGTTCCTTTTGCTGAGATAAGAGGATCCCCACCGTCATATCCTCCACCTGAGAATACGATTGTTGTATTATTTGCGTAGCCAGATCCAGTGTTAGCAATTGCAACATTAGCACTGAGTTTATTAATACCTGAATTGTTTGCACCAACAAATAGATCTAAGTACTCAATGTCTACAATATTTTCACCGCTAATCAAATCAGAAACAATATTACCAGTTTCGATTGTATCAGGATTCAAAGTATTGAGATCAAAGTCTGCACCAAAGCCTTTACCTATACGAGTAATTTCACGATCAAATGAGTCTCCAACCAAAATATTTTCTACACCTTGAGCAAAATAGAATGGATTAGTGTTACCGTACAAGCCAACCTTTTCTTCATCTTGCCCTAAAACAAAACCCGAAGCAGTTACATTTGAATACGCATCTACAATTTCAGTATTACCAGAAATACTAATAGATGTCAATCCACTTTCTGTAATGCTGTCGATAACATTAATATTATATGATATTGCACCGCGAATAGAATTATTAGATGTTAATGGAGATCCATTCGGCGTAATTGTAATTGTATTTGCAACAGCTGAGATAATTTCACCGCTTTGACCTTCAAACGTTTTTGTTACGTTTTCAATGTCTGCAGTTGTACCTGATGTAACACCTTCAATATTATTATTTGATAAGAATTCGCCAAACACATTTTCAAGTACGACAGTATTAATTGCTTGAGATACAAAATCTCCATAGGCAATGTTTTGGTATATACCATTAACAAGATCTCTTTGTAGGACACGCTCGCCGGGCGTAAATGGACCCGACAAGCTACTTACTTCGAGTTCTACGCTATCACCTTCTTCAACTATTTCACCAACAATAAACTTATTATCGGTTTGCAGTGTAAGCGTATATTGCTTTTCAAATGTACCAGTACGCTCTTCAATTACAAACTGATCTTTATCGTCATTCACAGAAACAATAACACCAGTTGCAACTGTATTTGATGTTGCATCTAAACCTGTTACCACATCACCAATTACGGCGTCAATAGAATTATTTGTAGTAATTTGAGATAACGGTTGACGGACTGTTTCGAATATGGTATAATCTTTATTAGGATTCTCAACAAATAGTATAGCTGTTGAAACATAAACACTCGAGTCAGTGAGTGAATATCCGTATCCACCATCGACTAATTCGAATTCCACAAGGTTTGTTGGATCAAGGACTTCGGTAATACGAGCTTTAGCACTCGTACCTTCATTAGATTCAATTGTTAATTTATCACCTACAGAATAACCTGAGCCACTTTTTACGACGTCAACACTACTTAATGAACCAATAAGTTTTGGTGCTCGTGATATTGCACCATCATCACTAATATATTCGCCGGTTACAAAGTTACCTCCACGAATGTCACTGATATAAAGAATGTCGATATATTTACCATTTACACTTTTTGTCACAAGACTTTGTGCATATGCTGTTGAGCCAGAAGAAGAACCTCTTACTCTTTTACCAATAAAATCTTTTGTGCGATGACTGTGCGATAGTTCTAAATAGCGTGGATCAACCCATACTGAGTGTGATGCTCTCAACACATCTTGGCCAGGATAATAAACACTAATATCCTGATTAAATATTAAACGAATAAGTAATTTAAGAGAAGCTTCTGTACCTTTTGCACGATAAAGATCAATGATATGCTTAATTGCAAACTCATCATCTACCGCATATACGTAAGGCATCTCACGTAGATATGTTTTCTTAAAGTAATCAATAAATCGAGTAAGTGTATTATCTACGTCGATATAATTAAGTATTTCTCTATTACTTAAAAAATGTTCTTCGCTATTGGCTTCAACAAATTCATAATACGCTTCAACAAAGTCAACGAGTACTGCTCGAGAATACGTATTATTGTCGGTGTTTTCCCGATAATGTTCGGGAAATTGACTCTCAATAAATTGTGATATTGTTTTTGTTATATCGGCCATTATCTTCTACGCTGTTGTACGTTTAAAGTAATATCTTCTGGTCTAATTCTTATAATTCTATCACTTGGTGCAAGTATATCTTTTGTTGACAATCTTGCGTAGAAATTAATTCCGTCTCCGTCATAATCTTGAATGGAAATAGTATTGATTGTGATATCGCCTGTTGTATAGTCAACTGACCCTGCACCTTTTGTAACATAAGATAGTTTATTATCAACTGTACTTACAATGTCTAATCTACCTTGACCGTTATCCATAAAATATGCTGTACGATTTGCAAAAGTAAATGTATCACTAATGACGCATGGTTCGTAAGAATCAATTTGCGTTTCAGAAAATGTTACGTCAGGTTTAAGTGGATTACTAAACTGAAGTACATAAAAACTGTCTGCTGTACGAATCGGCGCAATCGTAATGATACCTCTTACAGTAGTATCATTTGAAAGTATACTCGTGTCAGCCGAATCAATTTCACTTGTAAGCGCTGAGTATCTAAAGTTACGCTTAAAGTCGTCTAAATTATTTGAACCGTATTGAGTAATTTTATCGTTTACTAGTGCACGAATAGCACCGGCTGACTTATTTGTAACGTTTGGATCAAAGTAAATATTACTTACAATCTCGAGATACATAAACTTAGCAGGCACAACAACTGTTTCAAGCGTAAATGGAATTTTATCTTTTAAATAATCTATGAATAGTTGTTTAGTACTTTCCGGAATATTTTCATCATCTGAAACATATGCTGCTACAACGACTCTTCCGTATTGTGGTGGGATAAGTTTTTCTCCACCATATACTGAAGCTGCTCGTATCTGGGGAAATCTATTTTTGAGCAGTACAACATAGTCGTTTTCTGTAACAGCACGTTCTTGTACTTGTAAAGACTTTGGTGCAAATTCTTTAATTGCTGCAAGATTTTCTCGATCAGAACCACCTTGCGATGGTGCAGTAACTGCAACACCTGATTGATAACCATCAATTGGCGTATCAAGTCTTGCAACAGAAATGCCATTAGCGACATCTCCATTTGTTGTCATATAACGAATTGATAAAATGTTACCGTTAACTGGTTGTTTACCATATACGTCCTGTCCAAAGCGAATTTCATAACGATCTTTTTTATATCCTTGCACAAAGAAGATTTTATCATCAGCACCAACGCCATAAACACTAGGTGTAAACAAATATTCTACTGGATCAGCAGTAGAATTATCTTGTAAAAATATTTCAATACTTGTAGTGTCGACGTTATCATTGTTAAGAATAAACAAATCAGTACCGTCAGCTTTTACATTATAATACTCAGTTACGTACTTACCTTCGTAGATTTCTAAGCCAGACAATTTATATTCACCATCAAGCGGTGTAACAACGTGTGCTTCTCTATTATAGAAGTAATAGATTTCAGTTCCGCAAATTGCAGTAAACGCTGTACGAGCTGGTAAGGTAATGCTAGGAGGTACGTCTGTAGGGTAGAAAGTAACATCAACTGTCATACGAGCAGAACGACGAGATCTAGGCGTGTAGTTAAGCATTTTAGCATGAGATACTACACTATCTTCGAGTTGAGCCGAATCCAAAAACATTTCAGAAATAGCCATGTTTGTATAATAGTTATTTTGAAATGTATTATAAGCAAGAATATCCAACAAGACGTTCATGTTGGATCCTTCAAAGTTGTAGTCTTTGAATTTATCTTGGCTTTTAAGATAGTCTTTCAGGTTTGTTTTTACATCCTGAAAATCTAAATTTGTGAAAGGCTGGTTTGTAGCCATTATCTTACCCTATTCAATATTATGTCTAATGTTATTGGCTCTTCTGTATTTATAACCGAGAATACGATACTCACGTTCACTTGAGTTTCATCATAAGATGCGGTAACGTCTACGCTATGTAATTCACAGCGAGGCTCATATGCAGTAATAGTTTCTTCAATCATATTACGCATATTTTCTAAAATGTCAGGCGTAACGTTTTCAAAAAGTAATGTGTGCACATCGCAACCTAAGTTTGGTTGAAATGGTCTTTCACCACGTTTTGTAAGAACTAAGTTCTTAATTGAATGCTTAATAGCATTTTCATTTAGCTTTATCGTAACATCATTACTCACAGGATTAGCTAGCAGATTTTCGTCAAAATCTGAGTAATAAGTTATTTTCCTAGATAAT